AACAACGTTGGGATCCTTGATGAGGCGACTACAATAGCCTTTTACATATTTTATCTTATCATAGATAAAAGTTTTACCATTCGTTAATACTGTCTTTACTTCAGACCCTCCTGGAGTCAAGCTTAACTCGTGTTTTCTGTGTTCGTCAGTTACTTTTATTGACATATTCTTATTATTTTTTTAAACCTATTCATCTAAACTGGAGAGCAGCTTAAGATAAATAACTAAAATAATTATACACAATGCCAGGTAGAGTTTTAAATTTTTTAGAATTTTCTGATAAATATTCTAACGCAAGCAACGAACCATCAAGCGTAGATGACCTAACGAATGCTGCCTCAAATTTCGAAGAAGGCTTTGATGATGAGACATATGACCAACCCCAAATAGGACCAAACCGACCGGTTTCTTTTAGCTATGAAGCTACTCCGGCCGGGCCTGGAGAGGAGGGTTCTCCTGCATTTTCAACACAAAACACTGAAGGTATGAATGCCCCAGTGGAAGATGAAGAAACAGAAGAGAACGAGCCTGAGGAAGAAGAGACTGAAGGTGAAGAGACTGAAGAATCCGAAGAGGATGATGTTGAAGAAGGAAATCCAGAAGCCGGTGCAAACCCTAAGAAGAAAGTAGAAGAAGGTTTTTCTCTAGTAAAAGGATTTAGTCAATTTGTGAATGAATCATATAGCGGATATGGATCTAATCCCGATGATGAAATGGGAATCCATGGAGATTATCTTTCTCAAGAAGAAGGATCAGAAGGTGAGGAGGTTTCTGCCCAAGCAGAAGAAGCGGTCGATGAATTAAGCAATCGAGAAAAGCAAATACTTAAAGATTATTTAGAAAACAATCCTGAAGAGTTCAGTGAACTGGTTAAGGATGAGCTTGAGGAAGCTGAATTTGGGTCTAATCCTAGAGAAAGAGATTATGAACAACTTGGAATGGACAAGAACGAATTCGAAGCCAGAAAGATCATTCATAAGATAATTAATTATACTGGTGCAGTTGCAGGATTGGGAATAGTACCGGCTGCAATGTTTATCAGTGGAGGAATAGCAGCAGCATTAGGGGTAACTGCGCTTGCATCAGTAATATTTAAAGATGCAGCATTCGCGAGTCGAGAAAGAGGTCATAACTATTATGCACAAGGACAGGCAGAAAAAGAGTGGAATGACGAAAAGAGCGGCTGGTTCGGAATGTATCCAGAAGATGACGAATGTCAAATGTGTGGAGAAGTTCCGATCTCAAACGAGTATGGATACTCTTGTGGATGTAACATGTAATAAAAAATACTAATTCTTAAGAAATGGATTCTTTTACTCCGATCGTTATCGCGTTTATCACTGGTGTCATTGGACCATTATTGATTATCCTGATCAAGAATTGGTTAGATAAGAGAGCGAAACCTGACCTGTTGACTGATGCCTTAAAGACTGGCGAACTTGTTTCGGCTAAAATGGATCAGATCAGGGAAGAGTTTAAAGCAGATCGAGTTTGGGTGACTCAGTTTCATAACGGTGGACATTTTTATCCTACTGGAAAATCTATCGCCAAGTTTAGCGTCATATACGAGACGGTGTCTCCGAACACAACCTCGATTCAGAGCAATTTTCAAAATATCCCAGTAAACCTATTCACTAAGTCCATGAACAGGCTTCTAGAGAGAGATACGATTGAGATCGCTGACTATAAAGACGATACGATAGCAACATACGGATTAAAATACATAGCTGAGGAATCTGGCTGTAAATCAGGATACCTGTTTGCGATAAAGACGATTGACGACAAGTTTATTGGAGTACTTGGAATAGATTACACTAAGAAAAAGGTGAAGCTTGATCAGGATGACACCAATCATCTAAGCGTACACGCATCTTCTCTAGGAGGAGCACTAACTACCACACACTAAATGATAAGAATAGTAGAAAGCTTTAGAGAGTTCCTAGACTTGGCTAAGATCAATCAAGGACCGGACGGATGGACCATTTATGGTTCAAATCCTAAATCAGTTTCACACGTTGAAAAAGTGTCTTTTCCTGAATTGGGAATAACTAGGATAAAATCTAAAATCGATACTGGTGCAGACAATACTGCAATTCATGCGAATGGAATAGAGGAGAAGGATGGGACGCTTTATTTTTGGATCAAATCTCCCAAAAAAAGACTAGACTTTAAGGAATTTAAGAAGATAAAGGTGAAGAGCTCAACTGGAGAAAGCCAAGATCGATATCAGATCGAGACGATAGTTAAGTTTGGAGAGCAGGAGTTCTTGATAAAGGTATCCCTTACTGATAGGTCAAACATGAAATATGATTGCATCCTCGGACGAAACTTTCTTAAGGCCGGCAAGTTTACGGTAGATATAAATCAATAATCATCATCTAGACCATCTGAGTCCGGAAAAGAGAGTCGAGGATTTATGGGAGAATATTCCCAATTAAGTAGAACATCATCAAGTTCTTCATCAATATCGATCAGCATTTTATAATAAGAAGACTTGTCTGAACCCTGACCACAATTGATCTTTTCCTTGATCTGTTCTAATTTATTAAGAATGGAATTAGTAAGTTCCATCTTTAGTGCAGCAGAAGCCGCAGATATTTCTTTTTCATTCATAATTTATTATATCTTAAAACGGTCGTTGGGTTTCAGAATAAATAACACTATAAAATAAACCTTTAGAAAATGAGAATTAAGAGACTTTATGAGGCAGATGATATTCAACAAATGCCTATGGGAGCACCAGCACCTGCTGCTGAAATGCCACAAATGGCTCCGCTAGCGCCAGTACAATCACCGGCTGAGATGATGCCAGATTTTAGCTTTGAGGAAGGGCCAAAAGAAAAGAAAGAAAATCCAATGGACCAACCGGAGGCATTGCCTCAACCTGATGTGATGAACTTAACCGTTAAAGAATTAATAGATCGTTGTCAAAGCATCAACCCTTTAGTGTGTATGGGATTGGAGCAATTTATTAACTTAAACCAAGAAGCCATCATGAGCCAGACTACTGGAGAAGCACCTGAAGAAGACGTTTTAAGTCAGGAGACTGATCTTAACTTTTCAAAACAGATGGAACCCCAAGCTCCTGAGTTTTCGCTATCCCAACCGTCAGCCGAGCTAGACTTTCCGCAGGAATAAGATGAAGTTAAAAAGACTGATTGAGGGTTTTGGCGCTATCTCAATGGAACCAGATCATGCAGAAAGGATATTGGAACCAGACACTAAACGTGCAAACGCCATGATGTTTTATTCGGGCGCTTCTGGGACCATTCCATCCCATTGGAATAATTCTCCGTTCTTGAGCGGAAGTAGGATCACCAGCGCATTCGGATCCAATCCTAGAGCGGACAAAAAGACTAGAGTCATGTCATATCATGAATTCGTGGAGGCTCACAAGAAGTTTACGAATAAATAATAAAAAAGAGAGAATTAAATGGCTTACGTAAAGAATTTTAAGAGCTTTCAAAACGCTGAAGAAAAGGCAGCTAAAGAGGTAGAAGCAGGAGCGAATCCGCAAATGATCAAGGAGGAAGACGTGATGCTGACTGACCCGACCCTAAAGGACCTAAGCGCAAAGATACTTCAGCATAAGACTCAGATAAACCTTTGGGAGAAGGCTATTGAGGACCGCAAAAAAGTATTAGGCGATACTCTTGCTAAAAACGCAGCTGCCGCTCAAAACGCAGCTGCAAACCGGCCACAACAACCAGCAACTCCTGCTGCACCTGCTACATAATGGAAAGAAAGATAAAAACATATCATCAATACATAAATGAATCGACTAAAGAAGTTGTATACCTAACTAATTTTAAAGGCATGGTGCAAGGCGCACTTGGTGGACTCTATACTTCGATTATGGCTATAGCTAGAGAGTTAGCCAATGAAAAAGCAGCTAGAAACCCAAGTCGATATGACGGACATGTGCAAGAGGTGGACATCACTAGAGCAATGAACATGATCTTTCACAGCGATTGGAAAAAGAAGATGAAGACACAAGCACTGGATCAAGTGATGAAGAACTCTATGGAAAGAGCAGGTAAACAGGATAACGTGATCGCTAAAAAGAATCAACGTGCGATGGGTAGAATGATGGGAGATCGAGATTTCAAATTAGACGTAGACAAATCTAGCGTTAGATTTAGTGATGAAAAAGGAAACGGTACAGGTAAAAATCAATAGAACATGACTGAACAACAGCTTATTACTGACATCATAGACGAGATCACCTTCTCAGGAGCCCTACCATATGGTCTTCCTGAAAAGGAGATCAAACGTATTATCGAAAACGATTCTCGATACTTTTGGGATAACTGGAGACACGCAGTCGAGAGCAGATATTTGCTGTTGCCCTTAGAGTTATTCCAGACTGCAACTTTTAAAAAATTAAGACAAATCCAATTGCCAGACTGTGTTCAGTTCGTGGTTGATTTTAAAGAGGCAAAGGGCGGATCGATCTTTGGAACGATTGACCGAGACTTCGCCGAACAGAAATTTATCGGAGCTGAGATATTCTTGACTCCTTTTATTGGAGAGAGCATCATGTACAGAACGGTGATGTTTTCATTCTTGGACCTGACAAAAGCGATGTTGTTGGACACCATTGCATACGATTATAACAAGAACAGTAAGCTTTTAGGAGTTGTAGGTCGGACTCCAAAAACGAATGCAGTAATCAAGATATTTAAAAAACTCGATCAGGACAAGCTATTCGAGGACGAGATGTTTCAAAGATACGTTCGTGCCCATGCAAAGGTGAGACTCGCTCACATGCTACAGACATTCGACTATTCCTTACCTGGAGGAATCAAGGTGAACTATCAAAACATAGTCACTACCGCAGAGAAGGAGATGGAGGACGTTAAGACGATGATGAAGGGAGAAAATACTCCCGATTGGTTTTATCTTACTAGACAATAATTATTTAATATGGCAAGCCTTAGAGACTTTTATACCCGAACTGATGAGGATCCTAAGTATTTAGGGGATCGTTTAGAGATCAGTGATGAACTTGAATCTGCTATTCAGCAGGTAAAGATGACTCTTTTTACCCGAAAAGGAGAGGTTCTGGGAGAACCCGATTTTGGAATAGAATTGGACAATTACCTTTTTGAGTATTCGATTGACCCTAGTAGATTAGGTAAGGATGCGACTGGTCAGATCAATAAGTATGTCGCAGAAGCACGAAAAAGACAGATCACAGTATCTCCTTCACTATATCCAGACGATAAATCAAATCGTGACATCTTCGTGCTGCTGATCGACATACCTGAGACAAAGAATTCCTTTGCTCTTTTTTACGATTAATCTTCAGAAACCAAATTGATCACTGATAGGATCGATCTAATGTTTCTCTGCTCATTTGAGTGTTTTTCAATCAGGATCCTAGTTAGATCTAATTGATGTGACTGCTCGGACTTTTCAGCATAGAGCATGGATAGAGTAGAGTCGTCCTTCGCATCAGTCAAGAAAGCAATCTTTCTGGCCTCATCATTAGAATAGATCTTTTTACCGTTTTCATCCAGTGCTGAATTGATCTCTGATTTAATCTCAGACTCCCTCTGAACTATTTTTTCTGAGATGAGTTGAATTCCATCATTCACGGTCAATGCCTTGATCTGTAGGTCTGCGATCTCAGCAGGAAGTGCACCTAATCTCTCAATTAGGTCATTTAATTTTTCTTTCATAAGTATAATTTTTAGCTATTATACTTAATTAATGAGTTAGATTAAAGTTGGCCTTCACCGGAAGTCTCGCCTCCGTCTTTTACTTCACTACCTCCGCCTTCAGCAGCAGCGGCAGCCGGTGCGGCAGCACCGCCTCCACCACCGGCAGGAGCAGCTCCTCCAGGAGCAGCACCTCCTGGAGGAGGCGGAAGCTCTTCGGCCTCTTCAGCATCTGGTTTTTGATCGAACCATGCAAGGGG